AGAATGCTAGCTTCTCTACATTCATTGAACCAGATAGAATCAATGGCTTACCTTTATTTTTGCCACCAACCTTCTGTTGATATGTTCTTGAAATCTGTTCTGCTTCAGTCTCTGTAAGTCCATAATCATCTTTTGGAGTAATCAATACTGATGGCACTCCAGAGTTTGCAAGCAAAGCTGTTGCCATCTGTCCAGCTGATTCATCTCCATATATTTCTCTTAAAACTGTTTTTAGTGGAGAGTAACCTTTTTTATGGTCTTTAGGGTCAAGTCCTAATTTAAAATGAACCATGTTTTCATTATCAATAACCATAGTTCCATCATCTAGTTGATATTCATATCTTGTTACTAAACTCTCTTTATCTCCCTTTGGAGTAACTTGCTCTGGCATCAAAGGATAAAGTGCAACTAATTGACCAGCTTCATTTTTCATTTTCATTAAATATGCATTACCAGATACATGCATTGCATTGATAATATATTGTTGAATAACATCTCCAGACATGTATGGATTTGGTCTCCTCATCAACATTGTAAAAGAATGATTTGGCATAACTTGTTCTTGTCCTTCATCATCAGTAGTCATAACTTGAAGTGTTGCTTCTGAAAATGAAATACCTAATAACTGCAAACAAGCTGTTACTGCTGAGTTTGATTCTCCATTACCAAGACCAGATAAGTTAAAATCTCCAGCTGATGAGTTCCAACCTAAAATATAATTAGAGTTTCCATAAACAATGTCATTAGGGTCATTCCTGAAAAAATTAAATCCAGTTACTCTTTTTACTTCTCGATTATCTCTAAAAGTTCTGTTACCAAAAACTAAATCTCTGAAACTTCTTCTCTCTGCCATCTTCTCCTCAATAAGCTGTTATTGTCTTTTTTCTTGCAACTTGCAAAATAGCATAAGCAAGACTGTCCACTTGGTCATCATGGTCTCCACTTGGGAATACTAACAGTTCCTTCTCCAAATCAGAATACCATAAAGCATCATTAGGGAAGAATACCATACCAGCTTCCATTTTTGCTGATAATGGCAAAGCCCTACTTAGCTTATCCTTATCTGCCTTTAACTTTACTATCGGAAGTGTAGTTTGTCTGCGAATGATTTGAATTAATGCTAATTGAAATCCTGCTGATTCTACTCCTATTGATGTAGGTTGCCACTTCTCATAAACTTGTTCTAATAGTTTTACTATATCTGGAGCTTCTATTCTTTTACGAATTACATCAAGAACATATACATTATTTTCTTTATCAACTCCTATTGTTGTTACAACTGTAAAGTCAGCAGATTCTTTTGTGCTTGTTGCCAAATCTACTGTGGTATATATTTTTAAATCTTCTAATCTAACTGCTCTGTCTTGAGTCTGTATATAAATATAATCTTGATAGTTACCTTCATCATTAAATTCACTTAATGTCTGCTTTGTGTAATATTTGAACCATTCTGATTTTATCAGACCTCCAGTTTGTTCTACAAATTGAGCTTCATACTCTTGGCTAAATAAAAATGAACCTATTTCTCTTTTTGCTATTTCTAACTCCGATTTATCTACATAAGGATTATCGTAAGTAGAATATGTCCATCTCTCCCAATCTGGATTATTTTCAGCTTCATCATATAATCTCTTAAACCAATTTTGTATTCCTTTTGGAGTTGAAATAAATAAGCAACCACCCTTCCGCTCAGTAAGAGTTGGTCTTAAAACTTCCTTCCATGTTTGTTCTTTAATAAATGCACACTCATCTAATACAATAAAATCAAGACCAGCTCCACGAAGTCTATCTGGATTATCTGCTGTTCTTACAGTTACAAACCCACCAGCTTTTGTATATACAGTTTTTTCTGATTCTTTTACTTCCATACCATACTTGCCAGCTAAGTCTCTAACTGTTTTCCAACCTTCAAGAGCCATAGCATAAGTTGGAGCAACCCACCAAGCATTTCTACCTTCCATTGCTTTTGCTAAACAAAGTAATGTACCTAATCTTGTCTTACCAAATCTACGACCAGCAACTAAGATTCTAAATCTTGCTTTTGATTTTGCTACTTCAAGCTGTGCTGGGTGTAGCTTAGGTAGTTTGTATTTTGTTTTATAAACCCTAGAAATCGTATCCATCACGAAGCCATCTTAATAAATCATTGAATATCTCTTCAACCTGTTCTGGTTGTATCTGCGATATAAAATAAAAATTTGGAGCTGGCATTGGAATAATGTATTCAACAGTGCTAGCAAACAAATCTTCATTAGGTTCATAATCTGCAAAATTATCAATAATAATATCTACAAATGCTTGATTAACTTCTTCTTCATTCATGGTTCTCAAGTGTATCATCTTTTATATTTTCCTGCTGATTATCGTGCATATCGTGCATATCTAGGTCATCTGTGAGCTCTGGAGTTTGAAAATCTTTATATAATTCGCCATCTGAGAACTCCATCTCGACTATTTCTACATCTTCTCTTTGTATCTGTAACTTACTTGTCTCTCCAAACTGTGTAGGGTATTTTCTCTCTAGTATCCACTGTAAAGCTCTAGGGTTTCTATCTTCTTCTCCTATTTCTTTTATTTTGCGTAGGGTTTCAACTTTAAACTTTGATTCTCTCTCTTGTATCTTCTCAAATAAATCAACAAAGACTTCTTCTCCTGCATCAGCTTTATCTCTCCATCTTCTATATGTACTAGAGTTTATTCCAGCAAAAGCACAAGCATCTTCTATATATGAACCTTCACTAACTGCATATAATAATCTATCTACTACTTCATCATCTAAGAATTTGTTTTTCTTTTTTATCCCGAAAAAATTTCTATCACTCATCAATTATCTCCACTGGGTCATAAAGTTTATATTTTAAAGTTAGTTCTTCTCCAGCTTTAATTGCTTCTGTTGTGTATAAATGCATCTCAGTCTTGTAATCCGCCAGTTTACAATTCGGTTTTTCACTATGATTTACAAATCCACCAAGCGGAGTTCTAATATAACTATTCAAAAACTTATGATGATGAACATGTGATACTCCTAAATCTACTCCCCTATCAATATTTTCTTTTGCAAAAAGTCCTAATCCTTCAATATCTGATTGTTTAATTGTTAAAAAATAGGGTAGGGGAGAGTATTTTTCTGTCATATCTAACTCTTCATCAATATCATCAAGCAATATTTCATCAAAAAACAATTACTCTTCTTCTCCGACAACTTCAAATTCTGTATCAAAATCATCATATTTTTCAGATACAAACATTACCCCATCAATCTGTAAGTTTACATGTGAGTATCTATCAGCTAAATCTTGCCCAGCTTTAACAGCTGATGGAATATCATCAACTAAAAAGTCTTTATGCCATTTACCTACTACTCTTATTTTATTCAATTTCTCTCCTTCCAACATTTACCAGATGAGTTCCAATGATGGTTTCCAGACTTATAATAAAGCCAAGAACTCATCTTTAAATTAAACTCTGGGTTTTTTCTATCTCCAAACCAACCTAATTTATTTGAAATCCAATCATAAGTAGAATCATTAAGTTGCATGAGACCAATATCTCTTGTGCCATTGGTATTAATTCCAACTGCTTTAGCCCTTCCAGATGACTCACAGAATATAATCCTACTTACTTCAATATAGTCATCTTGTTTAAAGTACTTCTCAATTAAGGGTTGCCAAACTGAGACTGTTCCCACTTGGAACTCAATCTCTTTGCATTCCCTATAATCTTGAATGATTTCTGGTGTAACTGGTTGGCTAAATGTAGTAAGACAACTAATTACTGGGTAAAGTAGGATTTTCATATTCTTTGAGTCTCTCTATGGTAATTATACCTCTAGGTAGTTCTCTATAAGATGCTTCTCCATCTTTACCAATAAGCAATATCTTTGCTTTTGTACCATCATTCTCGATAGCTACTTTTCTCATGGTTTTATTATAAATCAACAATCATTAATATTTAAGAATACTTTGTGAAAAATTTCACAAGATTTTAAGATTATCCCAACCATTTTCTGAAACTGTAAAGGTTAGGATTCCATGAGAAGTTGTC